CATGAGGCTTGGAAGAATAGCTTGGACTGTATCGCGCACATCCATTGATATGACTTGGCTGCGTCCATCTTCTTCGTCACCGAAAGGGTCGCCGCGATAGTATTCAGTTGCCTCCGCACGAATTGGTGAAATGATGTTATCAATAAAATCAACCGCGTCATCTATCTCGCCCCCAATAACCCCTTGTAACTCGTCATCGGACATAGGTTCTTCCATGTCCATCGCTTCCATTGCATCATCTTCAAGCTCTGAAGCCATGTCTTTTATTTCCATGTCCATTTAGGAACCTCTGCTAAACGATTTGTTCGCCATTATTGAAAAGCTGGGTTTGTACGGTAATTTTCGTACATAATCCGCAAACCATCTGGGCTCATTTTATCAACGTTAATCGCGCCGCCTTGATTGCGAAGCCAGCTAAGATACCTTAGCTCACTCATATTTTTTGGCGGAGTATTAGGCATATTTGGATTAATTTGTGGAGCGGCCTGTGTAGGCACTCCATAATCTGGGATAGGTACAGAGCCCAGTGCGCCAGCGCCAGTGGTGCTTGGTGGCATTGCGTTTGCCGTTGCAATATTTGTACCAGCGGGCGGCACATACGGTGCAAAGTTAGATTGCAGCGATGAAAGGGGCGCTTGCATAGCTGGGTTGCCAGACAGCCCGTAAAAGTCCTGCGGCATGGCTTGGGAAGACATCATCTGTGGGCGCGGTTGTGGGCGCATAGATGTTGCTGGGGCCAGAATAGGCGCAATAGCTGCTTGCTGTGCAACCCCGCCTTGTTTGCCTAACAACCCACCAAGGCCACCTTTTTGCCGAATGTCATTGCGAACCATTGTGCCGCCAAGACCCATCATTGCACCGCTTGCGCCACCAGTTGCCAGACCAAGCAACCCGCCAAAGAAAGGGTTAGCCATCATTGCCTGTGGGCCACGAAGCGTTCGTCCTTGGCCTTGCTGGTCAAACTCTGTCCAGCCGCCGCGCCTCATGCCTTCTTGGTAGTCTTTACCACCAGCGCGTTTATAGTCTTCATTTGAAAGACTAGAGTAGGAGGCTCCAGAGCCGCCCATTCCCCCACCGTCAAACATATCCTTTAAGCCAGTAAAGCCTTTCTTGGACGCTTTATCTGCGGGTGATTTACTTGCAGCCATGAGTCAACTCCTATGCGCTAACGGCGTTAATTGAACGTCTTTGCAGTGATATTATCATAAGTTTGCAATTTACACCACGCCCTTAACATTTCGCCTCAAAGCGCCACTCCACACCGTCTTTGGTTTGTATCCAGTGACTAGATAGCGCATTGCGTCAGCGCTGTGTGATGTCCAATCGTGAAGCGGTCGCATACGCCATGTCTTGCCCTTTTCATCCCAATCCCTGCGGTACTGGCGTAAGGCTTCAACCCCACGTTTGCAGCGCTCCGCATCGAACCAAGTGGTGCGTAGGAATAACCGCGTGGCTTGTATGCCATCATCTATTGATAAGCTAGGGGCAATCTCAATACCATTAAGGCCAAGCGATTGCAGTATTTCAATGCGGCTTTTACCCGTTCCCAATTCCCTAACTCGCGCATCGTGCGGCAAGATGTGGGTATCGTAAACGTATTCTTTTTCCTTAATCACCTTAACGTAGTGATCTAGGCCAACGCCGCTGCTTTCGTAAAAATCTATGATGCGGCGCTCTTGTCCCACAAATTGTGCAAACCAGATCGACGTGCTGTCAGACATTCCCAAGTCCCAGCCAGTAACAACGGCAATGGCGGGGTCGTAAGGAACAACGCCAACGCGCTTGCTTTCGGTGGCAAGTTGCATTTCTGTGCCGTAATATGCGCCTTGAATAGCCGCCTCGAAACTGCACTGAAACTCTTGAAGGTATCTGTCTTCCCCCATAGTGCGGCGGGCTTCTTCAAGTTCCTCTTTATCCAGCACACCAGTATCAGATGCTTTTAGATTAGCGCTGAACCAATTGGGGTCGGTTATTGAGTTGTCGTATATATCCCAAAAGTCATTCTTACCTTTGGGAGTTCCAATGAATGTGGCGCGGCCTTTACGATCTGCAAGCGCTGGGCGAATAACCGTGGGCCAAGCAGATGATGGAAAGTCGGCTGGCTCATCCATGACCACAGCATCAAAGTATAACCCACGCATTGCATCGTAGTTATCAGCGCCGAACAAACGAAGCCTAGAACCGTTTGGAAAATCAATTCGAAGTTCGCTTTCGTTTACTGATATGTTGGGGATAGCTTGGCTGTAGTGTTTAGCGTAATCCCACACGATAGCTTTAGCTTGGCGGTAATATGGCGCAATATACCCAACCCTGACATTTTCACGGTTTATTGTTAAGCAGTCGCGGATCAAATCATTAATAGCTGCAACTGTTTTGCCAAAGCGTCTGTGCGCTACGATGCAAGCGAATCTTTCAGTCCGTTCGTGAAAATCCATCATCTGCGAACGTGGCGCATATGGGATTTCTATTTTTTCCAAGTAAACACCACTTTGTGTTCGCCATCCGCACCGCTTCCATTAACTTGCATTGGAAGGACTTTGCCTAGAAGCGACATAAAGCCATTTGGGTTTTCGCCAGCTTGCAATTCAAGATATGAAACAAGCCCATCGCCACCAACCTTGTTTCCAGCATTTTCTGCCGCTTGCAAAATTGCGTCTTTAAGAAGCGCTGTGGCTTTATTTGGCGAACCTTTAGGGCGACCCATGCCGGCCCTACCACGGTTCTTTGACGTATTTTCGCCTATTTTAGGCTTGTCGGTCATTGCCTCGATCCTTTTGGGTTGTCGAGATTGATTTGACCTATTTATAGTCGTTTCCCAGCTCTGCCGCAATAGCAGCGTATCCAGCCAAGTCGATCTGGTTATCTGAGTGGGTTTCATTCGTTGCAGACCTAGCTACTTTGAACACCGTCATCATCATGGCTACGTCATATGGCGTAAGAGGCCCAACGGGGCGCATAGAGAGCCACCAGTCCCAACCCCTAGCGATAGACCCGAAATTGTTTTCAGCATCTCCGTGGGTCGCTGCACGGTCTGTAGTGATATATTCAGCGGCTTTGGAAAGAACATCTGCGCGTTTCATGTGATACCTTTGAATTGACGGGGGCGGCTTATAAATGTGGCGCATTTGGTTAGCGCAATTCGACCACTCTGACATTTACGCCATAGTGTTAAAATTGATGCCCCCGTCTTGTTTTTTATATTAGTTATCAGTGTCTTCGTCAACACTATCATCAATCATAAAGCTATTTTGTAGGCTATACATTGCGTTTTCTAACTCGTTTATGTCTTGCAATGTAATCTGGCGCATATTGTCTACGGAATAAAGCGCTTGCTTAATAGTCTTAAAGGCATCGTATATTGATACCATTTGCCCGTGGGTCATGGCTTCCATCCCAACCTTGCGGCGCTTTCTTAAATCTTCGCGCTTCATTTCCCATTCGTTTTTATTCGCCATCTAAAATATCCTTTATGGAGTTTCTAAGAGTGTCTTCACCAAACTTGGTTAGTTTATATTGCCAACGGTTTGTTTTATCCCATGTCTTAGAGGTAACGTGAGCAATTCCCCTATGTTCAAGGAGATGAATTAAAGCGCGGGCGCGTTCTTTTTTCATTCCCGTAATTTCGCCAATTGCGTCTGAAGTAATGTATTCGCCGCGAACCTCTAAAAGCTTTATGGCTATAGCCACGCAAAGCTGCTTGGGTGCTAGAGTCACAACTTGAATATTAGGCACTTCTTTATAGTCCAACATTGTTTATCTCCTTGTTTTTTCCTTAGACAATTTCACAAATAACACCATGATATTACTAATGCCCGTTTTATGCTGATTAGTAACACCATGATATTACTAATGCCCGTTTTATGCTGATTAGTAACACCATGATATTACTAATGCCCGTTTTATGCTGATTAGTAACACTATGATATTAGCAGCGCTAAAAACCCATTACCCCGTTCCTTTCTCTAACCATGAGGGCCGTGGCTTTGGGCGTAGGGTTGGTGATGATGTTGGTTCACACTGCGCCCAAGCGTCTGGGTATTCTTTTCTAACAAGTTTAATCATCTGGCCCATTGCCGCGCTGCATTTCTTTTCTGTGCTGTAGACTATGTGGGTTAGTGCATCAGTTTTGAGTGCTTCAATATGATAGTGTATTATAAGAACCGTCCAAAACATTAGAACCTCTTTGCTGTTCGTTGCGCGATGTATTCAAATATGCGTGGCGTTATTTTGCGCTGAACAAGCTGGGCGTAACCGTGGCCATAAGCCCACATCGCTTCGCCTTTATGATGCCCAGCGCAATAGGGGCCAATGTGGTAGATAATCTCATCCCCCTTGCGGGTTTCTGAAAGGGCGCTTTGAAATGAACCATGCGGCTTGTTGTGAATATCTACCTTCATTGCTTTCTCCTAAAATGGAACTTCGTCATCCATATCGTTGGCTGGTGCCGCAGAATATGTTTGCTCACTTTGTTGACCTTTGCCCATAAAGCTAAAATCATCAACCGAAATACCAAGCGACCCTTTGCCCTCATACACATCAACCGTTGGGCGACCCTGCAGCGTTAGCTTGGTGCCTTTGGTGATGTATGGTGCAAGGGATGATGCGCGTTTACCCCATAGTGAACAACTAACCCAAGTTGCGTCACGTTTAACGCCGTTCTTGTCTTTGCCGTTATCTACTGCGACCCGAAAGCCTAAAACGCTGTCACCGCTTTGGGTTTGGCGTAGCACCGCATCTTTACCTACGGTTCCTGCTATTATTAAAAGTTGCATTATATTGTCCTTTTTCCATTAAAAAAATCATCCGGTCGGCATTTGGAGCAAAACCATTCGCCCATTTTGTTTTGTTTGGCGTTATACATTCTGCCAAAGCATCCGCCCCATTTGTCACCGCATACCGAACAAGGGTGCCAAAACACTTTCTGGCCGCAAGAGCGGTGCGGTCTTAAACGGGGCGCATCGTCATTCATGCACACACCGATCTAAAGGCTGCTAGGGAATGGCTCCACATAGTCAGCGATGTGCGCTTGGCTGTTGGGTCGTTGCTTACGTCAGCCTTATAAATACGCCCGTCTGTCCATAGGCTCAAAAGAACCTTAGTCAGTTGTTTAGTATCGCTTAGGCCCAAGCAGTCGGCCACATAGCGCGTTGTTATAGGCGATGTAGCGTGCCACAAAACATTTAGCACTTCGTCAACGTCCACAACTCCAATGATGTCACGTTCAACTGGAAGCTGTATAACTTCGGCCTTTAGATCGCGCTCAAGTTTGACGCACTGATATGGCGTATCGTATTTGCCGTTATTGATAACCAGCGTTCCAATAAAAACATCGCCAACCTGTGCGCCAGCTTCGTTGCAAACAAATGGTGGCAAGAAAGCGTGGTCGCCGTTTTCAGTAAGCGCGGCAAAACCAAAACCGCGCTCGTGAATGTTTGTTATGATTACTTCTTTTTGCATTTGTCCCTCATGCTTGTTTGATTAAAGAATAAGAAGCAACCAAGCGTCTTTTTCCAACATCAATGCTTACTTTTTCAATTTGGTGGCCTTCTTGGCGGAGTTCGTAAATCCGCGCTGCTAACCTAAAGCACCCAAATTTGTGGAGCGCTTCAAGTGGTGTGATTTGGTTCCCTGATTTAAGGTAGGTTAAAACTGCTGCGTTTTGCGTTTCCATAATTTTCCCCTAATGTTTCTGGATAATATCTTCGATCAAGCCAAGGCCGTATTCGGCAACAATGGCGTTTTGCAAGCGCTTAGATATTGGCTTGCCGTTGCGTGGGTTATAAAAATGCCCAAGGTCAACATCGGCGTATTGCGGTTCGTCGTTTGATTTTCCGCAGTCGTGGTAGTCGTAGTTAATATCGACCTCAAACTCAAAGCCGCGATAATAGAAAAGGTTTTGTTGTGTGAAGCAGTACATTTGATTTCCTCTTTGCGTGTTTATATACAAACCAATCTAAGCACATTCGTGACGGATGCAAGCGTTTTTTTGCAAATAACACATTTTATTTGTTGTTTTTTATTCGCGCATTAAAATACAACATCAAATCTTCTTTGCAGCAAACCCAGCCTTGGCCATAATCTCACTGGCGGCTTCGGCTGAAACTCGTTCATTCCGGTGTTCAAGTTGCGGTGAATAGATCGTGTCGCGGTTAAGGCATATCTCAGCCACGCGCACTAATTCCATTTCTTTAACGCAGCGCTCCGCTATGTCGCCCACCATAGGCTTCTTGCGGCGTTCTAAGTTATCTACGCCCATCCACCAGCGCACGGCGTTAGCTATCGCCCAAGCTGGATACGGTCTTAGTTCATGTTCCCAATCAGCGGCTATTGCAGTCATCATTTGCTCCGAAAGATTGCCTACGAAATATTGCGCCAATAATGTTGCGACCCTTCCTGTTATCCATTTAGGTGTCGCTGGGGTTTTAAGCGCTTCGATCTTAGCTTCTATTTCTTGGCGCTCAATCTCCGAACCTATCGGCGTATGCAGCAAATCCCGCCATGAGCGCATCATGTCCGCCGCTTGGTCTGGATGAACGTGCTTTGGTAAACTTGCGGCTGTTTCCAAGCCATGTTCGCCAAGCTGCGTCCCAGTCCTTGAATTTGGTTCCCTTAGAGAAATGGTAGTTGCTGAACTGATGGCTCTCATGTTTAATTTCCTCATTGCTAAAGTTTCGCTCTAATGCGTCTTGGATATTTTTGTTTGATACAACCCAACCTTCTGGCAAGGTGCAAGCTCTTTTATTTTGTGCGGCAATACTTGGTTCAATTCCTAGGTTTATATTTCCAAGGTTAATGGTATGCAAATTCTGCATAGGCCCCTCTGCAATATCTGCACCCCCCCTATGCAAATTCTGCACCCCCTCTGGACGTTGTTGGACTTCTTTAGACTTCTTTGGATTTTCTTGGGTTTCGATCAAATTCAAATGATATTCGTTTGATGTCTGCGCCCCATCATCCCTAACGCGTCCAACAACCTTTAAAAAGTTGGCCGCAACCAGTGCGTCTATGTGGCTGTGAATTGATCTAGGGGCCATTTCGCAGCACTTTGAAAGGCGCTTGATGCTGGGGAAACAAGCCCCAGTTTCGCCGTTGTGATGGTCGGCTATCCAATACAAAACAATCTTTGTCGCTGGCTTTAGGCCAGTTTGTTTCATAGCAAGTGCCGTCATATAATGACTCATAGGCGTTTCCTTTCTGGTTGTGGAAACGTAAGGCACAAGTTATGATGTGCTTACGCATCCATGCAATGCGTCATAGCCAGTGTATTTCTCCCGAATACGATTGGCTTTTACTTAGGCGGGTTGAGCAATGCTCCCCGCCTTTATTTTATACTATTACTACTATCTTGCAAATGTTTTCTTTTCCGCGAAGCCTCTGATAAACGATACCATCCATTCCGCATAAGAACTTTGCCTTCGTCATCAAGTTCAATCAAACTATCTTGCACGTCATCTAAGTCCCACTCAAAGTCTTCGGCAATCTCATAGGCTGTGGCCGATGGGACTATAAATAGATAAGCGACAATATCGTCTTTTAAATCGGTTAGGTCATTCATGTTGTACATTCTCCTTCATTTTTCTGGCAAAGATATGCCTCGTCGTTAAAAATCCAATCACTTTGACGTTCAACAAAATCGCCAAGCCCTTTATATGATCGCGTTTTGTTGAACGTGCTGCCGAATTTGCTTTCTTGATCCGCCCACCATTGCATACGATCTGGGTGTTCGCGCCACATAGCCGCCAGCGTTGCCTCTGACTTTAGAAAACAACCATCGCAGTTTCCGCCGCCCTTTTTAACTCGCAAATCAAATGGCTGCGATTTCCAAAAAGACATAACATTTTTTACGGTTGCGCCAGCATCAGCAAGCGGAAACCAATTTGTCCAACGCTTGTCAGTTGATGGCTTAACTCTGTGAGCCTCATCAGCCCTAATGCCTACTGTATTTATCCACCGCGTCCATCCAAGCGTTTTAAGGTATCGCTTAATGGTCAAAACTTTTAATTGTTGGGTGCAAAACCTACGCATAATGTTAGGTAGATACGGTTGATACAAAAGCGCTTCAAAAGGTTCACCGTCCCTTGATGCGCTGTTGTGGCTTACAATGTCAAAGCCAACCTTGTTGTTTGTTCGCTGATATTCAAGCCAAGTTATCTTTACGTTCCACCGGTCAGAACACTCTTGAACAAAATCAAGTGTTTCTGGCATTTCACGGCCAGTGTTTGCAAAAACAACTTTGCAAGTTTCTGGCAAACCACCGTTGGCCTTTAATATTTGATTAAGCATAAACCCAGAAGTTCGCCCGCCGCTAAAGCTTATTAAAATTTTATTATCTGGCAGGAAATAATGGGTCATGTTTCTTTTACTTCTAATCCCATTGCTCGAACTATGGCAACCCGCACGTCATAGTCACGGGTCATAAAGCCTTTTACATCTTCATAAATCAGTATACCGTTTTCAACATAAGCAAAGTCTACGGTTAGCTTCATCTTACGGCCAGTGCGTGTCAATACGGGGGCGATATGCCCAAGCAACTCAATTTTGACTTGGCGCTGCAAGTTGGATATTTCACCAGCCTTTTCTAAAAGCTGCAACTCAATCCAGCGGTGCGCCTCTTTCTTTGAGTCAAACTTGATTTCACCAACAACGGTTTTCTTTGCGCCGTATTTATTGCGCGATGGTTTTTTAAATATTTGATTTTTCATATGTTATCAACCTTTGATATTTGGCTTCCTATCCAACGCATTACCGGGACGGCCATGCTGTTTCCCATAGCTTTATACCTTGGCCCATCAGAGGCCATGCGGTTGCGGTATGGTATAAGCGTATAGTCATCTGGAAATCCTTGCAATCTTTCACACTCGCGCGGTGTTAATCTTCTAACTGATAAATCTTTTTGAATTGGCATTGTCTCCATAAATGGATCAAACGCGCTGCCGGTGCGTGTGGTAAGACACTTGGCAATCACGGCGTTTCCACTTTCGATTTGGTCTGCGTCAATGCCACGATCTCCAAAGCCTCTTGTAATTGTGGCGGCAACTTTTTCCCCCTCTTGTCTGCGCGGCGCAGGATGCCCTGACAGGCTTTCGCGCTCAAAAAGAACCGCTGCGGCACGTTGCCAATTTCCAAGGTATCCGACAACGAACACACGGCGGCGGCGCTGTGCCACTCCGAAGTATTGAGCGTCAAGCACTCTGTATGCGAACCCATACCCGAGTTGCCCCAACGCCCCAAGGAAGGTTCCAAAATCCCGTCCGTTGTTTGACGACAATACGCCGGGGACGTTTTCCCAAACCACCCATCTGGGCTTATATCGTGAAGCAATGGCAAGATATGTAAGCATGAGGTTGCCACGCGGGTCGTCCAATCCTTTTCTAAGTCCTGCGACTGAGAACGATTGGCATGGGGTTCCGCCAACAAGAAGGTCAATTGGTTCATTTTCCCATTCCTTAAATTTTGTCATGTCGCCACGGTTTGGCACATTTGGATAATGGTGATGCAAAACTGCGCTAGGGAAGGTTTCAATCTCGCTGAACCACTCTGGCTTCCATCCAAGCTGATGCCAAGCAACTGTTGCAGCCTCAACCCCGGAACATACACTCCCGTATTTCATTACCAATTTTCCATATCTACGTCACCCTTGGTCAGCTCTTGTATCATAAAGCGAACCGCCTTGCTGGGGCGTGATTTACCTTCAACCCAACGCCATAGTGTGGCGTTATTCACGCCCATCTTCTTGGCAAACCAAACGCGCTTAATCCCGTTTGACTCGATCCAATGGTCTAAATCTTTTGATGCAGTCATAACAATCTCCTTGTGTTTTTTATCGTAAACGCAAAAAAATGTTATTGCAATGCAAAAAAACGCTTGCAGATTACAATTTATGCTTTTAGGGTGTAAATACGATGAAACAAAGGAACCCAAAATGAAATTCAGAATCCGCGACATACTTGCAGACCTTATCGGCGTAATTTCAATCTTTGCTGGCGGTTACATCTTCTTGATGGCTGGCCACATTTTCGGAGCTTAAAAATGACACATAAAAACATCGCAACCGCACTTGCAGCCGCCCAATCAGAAATGGGCAAAGCTTTAAAGCAATCAAGCAACCCGCACTTTAAAAGCAAATACGCCGACCTTGCATCCGTTATGGACGCTTGCTTGCCAGCGCTTAACTCCCACGGCATAGCGGTTATCCAGCCATCGGGCGAAAACGAAACAGGTCGCTACGTTGAAACAACATTAATCCACGGCACATCTGGCGAAATGCTTTCTTGCAGGGTTCCGCTGATCGTAGCTAAAAACGATATGCAGGGTTATGGTTCCGCCGTTACTTACGCTCGCCGTTATGGGCTTATGAGCATGGCAGGAATTGCGCCCGAAGATGATGACGGCAACGCAGCCGCTAAAGCCCCACCAAAAGAAGAAGCGCCCAAGCTAATTACGGAAGATCAATTCCGCGAACTTAACGACATGATGTTTGACACCGAAACCGACGAAGAAAAGTTCTGCGCCTACATGAAGGTTGAAACCATCGAAATGCTAAACCAGAAGCAATTTAAAGACGCGATGGTTATGCTGCAACGCAAGCTAAAAGCCATGCCAACGAAAGAGGCGAAATAATGGAACAGCGCACCGAAGAATGGTTCAATGCGCGGATGGGATGTGTAACAGCATCCCGCACCGCCGATGTAATGGCCAAGACTAAATCAGGCTTTAGCGCCAGCCGCGCAAACTATATGGCCGACTTGATCTGCGAACACCTAACCAAAGAGCGCAGCGGCGGGTTTACATCCGCTGCCATGCAGTGGGGAACCGAAACCGAACCACAGGCCAGAATGGCCTACGAGCTTACCTACGGGGTTGATGTGGTTGAGGTAGGGTTTGTTACCCATAGAACAATTACGGGCTTTGGAGCTAGCCCTGACGGCCTTGTAGGGCATGATGGTCTTATAGAGATCAAATGCCCCAACACCGCTACGCATATCGACACGCTTTTAAAAGAAGAAGTGCCATCGAAATACATAATCCAGATGCAAGTTCAAATGGCTTGCACTGGTCGGCAATGGTGCGACTTCGTTTCTTTCGACCCAAGGCTTTCGGCCAATATGCAGATGTTTGTTAAACGCATAGAACGTGACGACGAATACATCAGCATGATCGAAAGCGCGGTAAAAGAGTTTATTTCTGAAATGAACGAAAAGCTGGCATCGTTGCAAACCAAATTTGGGGCATAAAATGACAAAGGCAAAATATCCCCCCATTGATAGGAGATCGCGGGACGAAGCTATCATAACCCTAAGAAAGCAAAAGTATTCTTACAAGCAAATCATGGCAGAGCTTAACGTAACTCACGGGGTTGTTCTGTATGTGATTAAGCGAGATCGCTGCGTGGAAATTTCAGACCCGTCAGTAAGAAAGGCTTTCAACCACGTTTTATATCAGTCTAAAAACGAAGGAATGAGAGTTGGCAAGATTTCGGACGTTTGCAGTATTCTTGGCTATAAAGGGGTCAAGTGGGTTTTAAAGTCCAAACCAGATGGACTGAGTTTTGCAGAATACATTGGCGTTATTTTAAAAGACCTTCATTTGGAAATGTTAGATGGCAACACTTAATTTTATAAAAACACCTAGCGGGCTTGCACCACAAGATGAACAGGCCCGCGAATGGTTCGACAAACTATCCGTTGGGCGGTTTGTCGACGTAAAGGTATCGCTGCCCCGCAACGGCGGCTTTCATCGCAAGTTCTTCGCTATGCTTAACGTAGCATACGCCAGCCACGAATGGCCTGAGATTGAAACCAAGTTTGGCCTTGCCCGCACCAGCTTCGATATGTTTCGCAAATACGTTATTGTGAAGGCTGGGCATTATGAGGCCGAATTAACCCCGCACGGTGAAGTTAGAGTTGTTCCTAAAAGCCTGAGTTGGGCCAAGCTAGAACAGCCAGAGTTTGAAAAACTCTACAGTGATGTGCTAGACGTTATCTTGAAAGAGTTTTTATCCAACTGGACGAACGCCGATATGGACGAAGCCGTGCGACAAATGATGGAGTTTACATGAGCTTTATAACGCGACCAATTGCCCGTTTTATGCTGCGGCGGATTAACCCAGAGCGTGAATGGCTTGCACTTGCCCTTGTAAGGGCCAGAAAGCGCCACCAGAGGGTGTCTGACATGGTTTCTAGGTTGGACTACCTAAACCGCAAAGCGTGGCTGTGGGAGCGTTTTCTGTGAACCTAACGGGCAAAGCACCAATGGGCTTTAAAAAGCCAAAGCCAGAGCGCGGGACTAAACGCGCCAAAGCTTACATCGAACAGGTAAAGCAATTGCCTTGCGTAATATGCGGTAGATCAGGGCCATCGGATGCCCACCACATTATCTGCGAAAGATACGGCAGCGCCAAGACAAGTGATTTTGACGTTATACCGCTATGCAAAGAACATCATCAAGTCGGGCCAGACGCTATCCATAACGGTAAAAGTTCATGGGTTGCTAAATACGGCAATGACTTTGATTATATTGAAACCGTCCAAAATCAACTGAAAGGCTAACCAATGACCCAAGAACAAGAAGATATGATTCGTTTGCTTAAACTACCCCACCGCATTAATAACCCTGCGGCATTGTTTCGTTTATGCGAAAAGGCGGCTGTAGAGCTTGAAGCCCTACTAAACCGCCCCAAAGGTGGTCGCCCTAAATCTATTGAGGCTGTTGCGCTAAAAGCCCACCAGTAAGTCTAGGCAATTGGCCAGCGGTTGAAATTGGGCTATATGCGCCCAGTTTTTGGTTGGCCAAGTATTGCTGCATAAACGGCATCATTTTTATTTCGCTTGCAACTCTTGGCGCGGCAATGCCAGCCGCAGCGCCAGCCGCACTGCCAAGTGGCCCAAATACGCTACCGACAGAACCGCCAACAGTACCGCGAATAAGCTGTGGTACAAGATTTGCTGATAAGTTTTCTGAAGTTCCAGATGTTTTTGGTTTTTTCAAAACAGCCTGACCAGCGCGGGCAAGCTTTCCTATTTCGCGTGTTTGGTTTGTATAGGCGCGAAGCCCTTGACCCTTTAAAGCATTACTTAGAGCGCTTGGGGCAATAATACCCTCTGCGCCCCGTGCAGTTCCAAGGGCCTTTTCAATGGCTAGGTAATTGCGATACTGGCCGCGACCTTCTTTAAGCAAAGCAATGTCCGCATCACGCCCAGCCGCTTTAAGTGCGTTTTCAATTTGCTTATCCACAATGTTGAGCAATTTTATTGCGGCATCTTTTGTTTCTCTGATTGGGCTTGTTGTTAATTCCGAAAGGTCTGAACGATACGACCGCAATGTTGCGGTATCTAAAGTTCGTCCTTGCTTAACTGCATTTGAAATATCATCCGACATTTGACGAAGGAATGGGCTTTTGTTGGCAAGCGTTACTTTTGAAGTGTAGCCTTTGACAACTTGCGAAATGTCATCCGCCAATGATTTGATAGGCTGAAATGAAACGCCCTCAAAGGCACCGTTAATCTTGCCAACAATACTCTTGTTAGCTTGCATAAGGATTTCTGGCGTTGCTTCAGCCGCATCGACACCAATCATTTTAAGGGCTGCAGATGTAAACGCTTGATCTTGTGAAGCAATTATATTTGCGCCAGTTGGCGACATCATTTCGCTACGCATTAGCGCATCTTTGTTTACCTTTTGCCCAGCGGTTACAGGAACGCCATATTGCTCTAACAAGCCAGCTTGCTTAATACGCTGTGGGCTAACACCAGCATTAGGGGTTACTGCGCCCCGTGCTAGGCCAACAACCTTAGAAGCCGCCATTGGGGCAAGCAAAGCGCCACCAATCCGCGCAAATGGTTCTGCGGCGGTGCCTTCGGTTGCCTGTCCAAGCGTTTCCGAACCAAGGCCAGCAAGAACGCCAACCTTTAACGGTGCGCCAACAAGCATTTCGCCAACAGTTCCAGCATATTTTGCTGGGGTAGACACGCCGCGATATTCAGTTGCGCCGCCAGTTACATCAGATGCAACGTCACGAATATTGCTGCCAGATAAAGCATTGAACAAAGCGCTTTCTGGCGCGTCTTCGCGCAGCAAACCAACCTTCTTTGCGCCAATGTCCATGTATTTGCCAATAGTTGCTGGCAAACCCAAAATTTCCATTGCCGTGCGTCCAGCCCCAGCAATACCAGCGCCCGCAATATCAGCGGCGTTTTCTAAAAAGCCAGACGGTTGTTCTTGTGGCGCAGAACCGCCAAAACTTTTTTGCAGCGCAGCATATGCGCCTTGCTGGTTTTCGCCGCTAACTTTATATTTTTGACCATCAGGCGCGGTTATAATAAAATCTGCCATTATTGAATCGCCTCTATTGTGTAACCATCAATAACCATTGACCCAGAGCTTTGAAATAATGGCGCAGCATCCGCGTCTTGCGTTTGTGTTTCAACTACAGTTGTTGCGGTTTTAAAGCCAGCTTTTGCGCGTTTATCAATTTCCGCCGCTGGCAAACCTTCACGCAAAGCTTCTAATGCACGGTGCCGCGCTTCACGTTTATCTTTCAGAACTGATGTCGAGTCGTTTGGAACAGGAAGATACTGTCTATTTGCTAGCGCTTCTTCTTCGGCAGTAATTGTAGCGCCAGAATCTTTACGCAAAATTGCAGAAACAAATTCAAGACCAGCGTTTCGCGCTCTCTTATAATCTTCAGACTGCATATAACTTGTAGCCAATTCAATGGCTGGTATCCCTTGTCCAGACTCAAGAAACTTGTCCCAACCTCCTGTAAGAGATGATTCAAGCTTATCTAATTTTGGCAAAGCGCCAGCGGCACGAGCCTCATATGTAAGAGTTTTTGCTTCAGCTTCGCTTGGTTTATCTGGCTTAGAAACAACATTAATTTTTCCGCCAACATCTCTTTGAGCAACTGTCCCAATTGGCAAGCCCAATTCAGCAACTTCGTCTGGAGTCAGGTTTTGCGATGTCGGCATATTATCAAGCTGCGCTTGAAGCTGAGAGGCTTGAACAGAAAGTTTTGCAGCCGCAACTGGGTCTATTGTTGCCGCGACTTGTGCCGCAGCCGTTAACTTACCAATCTGAGATTGAAGCGCACTTCTGTCTGCAACTGGTGCCGTTTGAGTTGATACGGATGGCGTACCCGCTAATTCTGTTGCCGATACTAGCGGCGCTCCAAGTGACTTCGTTGGGTCGACATAAGCAGATGGGGTTGTTGTTGGCCCAGTTAACCCTTGGATGTATTCGTTAAGTTTTGCGCGTTGTTGCATTTGAGCGCCAATTTTTTGCTGATCTTGGATGCCAGACAATGTTGTCGCAAACGCATTACCTTGACCGCCCGTTAAAGCTGTCCCCGCATCTCTAAGCGCACCAAAGGCAAGCATCATGCGCTGGCTCTTGCTTAGATTATCCATTGGGTCGTAAGTCGCGGCGGTTGGTTGTGCTAGTGGTTCCATATCTGGTCTGCCCTTCGTAGTCATACTGGCCCAAGCGTTTGGCCCTTGTGTCTTGTAAATCCATTCGCCAATGCTGTCTTGCATCTCAGGCGTAAACTTTTCTTGCCCGCTAAGACCAAGCGCCGACTTTGCATCGCGTAAGGTTGTACCAACAATTTGGTTGGCCCCCATTGGCGTAGCAACACGGCCAACTTTACCTTTAACGAATTGAGCGTATGGCCCGCTTGGGTTGGAGAAATCCAAAAGCTGGTCAATGCTCATATTAGTGAGGTTTGTCCCAGCAAACTGACCGTTGGGGCGATTTGCGTAGCTAAACAAAGCATTATAATCACCGCCGCTTTCGCGTGGCTGCATAATGTTTTTAAATTCGCCCCAAGTTGCCATTTATTTATAGCCCGCCTTTTTACGCGCAATATTCATCAAGGGGCGAAGTATAACCTTTGTCCAAGGATTGCGCTTGATAATCTCAGCCCAACCTTCACCATATTTAAGATAAGCATCTTTGAACCATTTTGGCCCAATGTTGAAAAGCCAATCGCGGAATTGAACCCACTGAATGTTATCAGCACCGTAAACCTCGCGGGCAACCCAGCAGCCCATTGCGGCATAACCCTGCCCAGCAGAGCCAAGAGCTTGCAGCGTGTAACCAAGGCCACCTTGGCTTGACGATCCAGTTTGCGTTCCAAGGCCCGCAGGAACGCCAGCACCACCAGCAAGAAGCGCTTGAAGCTGTTGCAGTGGGTATTGGTTGCCGCGCTCAAACTCTTGGTAAGCCGCATCCAATTCGGACTGATTAACCATACGGTCAAGTTGCCCAAGTTGTTGTTGTGCTGAAGCACCGCTTGTGAGCGCCTGACCAGCCTGACCAGCCGTTGCAGCTAGGTTGCCAGCCGCCTGACCACGGTTGCCAAGCTGGGCCATCGTAGCGGCCTGTGCTTGCGTGTAGCCTTGGCTTAGTAGGTTTGCGATAACTTCGTTCTGTCCAACTTCATAAGCCGCTTGGCGCTCACCTTGATAAACGTCACGGCGATTACCGCCAAACGCACCAGCTTGTGTTATGGCACCTTCTTCGCCAATACGTTCTTGTGCGCGTCTACGAGCCGCTGCCGCCTCAGATGCACCGATAACTTGGTCTTGATAAGGGTTCATATTAGCTTGGTTCATCGCAGCATAGTCTTGAGGAGTCATGCCAGATATTTGCGAAAAAACGCTTTGTGCTTGCTGATAAGCTGGTTGACCATAATCATAGCCCGCCATTGTTGACTGCGCTTGCCTTTCAAGGTCTGAAAGCCCAGCAACGCGATTGCCAGTGTAAGGCGAAAATGGTGTGTTGCCGATAGCTTCGGCTTTAGGAAGAATTTGCTGACGAATAAAATCTTCCTGCCATTGTGGAAGTTCGTTCGTTTTTGTTTCAGTTTTGGTGCTACCCATTGCCTAACTCCAGTTCATAGTGAGTATAAAATGGTTTGAATTTCATCCCACCAGCTATCTTTTCAAAACCCTTGCGGCCATCCGCTTCAATTGCATCACATTCTGCGTCAATTGCTATTATTGTCAACACCGCCAACGCTTCGTCAATCCAATCTTTCATATTAGTGCCGCCCATTAATTCTATCTTTAGCGTTTTGCGTTTTGGGTGCATAATAACGGAAGTCGTAATAACCGCCTTTAATTTGTCCCCAATATAAACAACCCATAGAATGCTTATGCCTTCACGCAGTTCATCTTCTATAAACCCAAGCCCAACATCACGATCAACGATCCGCTGGGCTTTTCTTAGCAAGGGCCTGACGGTTTCCAAAACATCCTCAATCATATCGGGCGCAATTGGAAAAACATCGACCTTTTGTTTGAACTTTAGCACATTATCTGACATATGTCATTGCCTTAACCGTGTTATCGAAAGTGTAGCGGAGGGTGACGCTGGAGCGTAAGCAGTTGCGGCGTGAGCATCAAGGTAAGACGCGGTGCTTGTCGTTGCCCACGCAACCTCAAGATAGCTGCCAGCGGTCATTTGAAATATAGCAGTCCGTGAGACAACAGTGGTGTCGCCGTTGTTTTTCAAACTTGCCACGATAGTAGACCCAGCGACATTTGTGCCGTTGATCACTGGCCAAAACCTAAACTCAACCGAACTTGCATTGGTTGAAGTAATTTGAGCGGAAAAACCTAAAAGGTAAGTCCCGCCTTCCGCAAACACAATTCGTGTTGGAAATGTACCATCTAGCGATACACCACCACCAACCACAATTGGGTCAAACTGGATTTTGTAGGCCGTGTCAGCCAGAGCAGCGGTTATTG